TCGATCTACTGCGCTGCTGAAAGCCGTGGTGATGGCCCCAGCTGTTGCCGTGGTCAGCGCAACCGCATTCTTGACAGGGACCGCATTGACGTTGGTGTAGACCTGCAAGTCCAGACGTATTAGGCCGTTCGCTGATGCTGCGCCGGTCGCTGTGACCTTGTTGGCCACTACAGCCTGCACACCCGTCAAACTGGGCACGAACCCGAAAACTTCGGACACCCACCCTGCGCTGCCTGCGCCGAAGACGGTGTTTCTGTCCTGTGGTGTCGATACGGTTAGGGCGACGCCTCCAACAGTGACAGGCCCTGGGCGCGAGGTGCCGGCGTCGGCGTTGGTGGTGGCGTTGCCTGACCCGGTGGTGAAAACCCACCCATGCACATACACACCGCCAGATGTGCCAAGGTCAACAGTGCCTGCGTTGTATGTCGCGTCGAAAGCAGTTTGCCGGGCGCTGAATGTTGATCCAAAAGCTGATGGGACTGGCATGCTTACCTCAAGCCGGGGTGATCGCCGTGGGCCTGTCTGTCAGGCACTCTGGGAAGAAAATCAGGCAGTCATTCGTCGCGTCATAGACAAGCCTGTTGTAGACGCGCCGCGCATCGTTGGCCGCACCCGTGGACGTGCGAGAGAGCAAGCCAGGGCCGCTGATCGTTTCGCTTGTGACCGTCCAAGTACCAGACAGCAGAGCTGCGATAGTCGCCGCACCAGCCGGTGGTGACAGCTTCCAGAGCGTTGTGGACCCGTTGCGCCCGTTGACTGCGTAGAAAGCGCCCTTGACTGGGTGGAAGCACCAGCCGATTGCTGCCGTCGTCTCGCCTGCTGCGATCACGCTATCGGCCACGACGTTCATACGCGGCCAGGACGTTGCAGTGACGGTGAGCTGCGACCACGTACCACCACCAGCGGCTGCAGCCGTGGCCGACATGGCGTCGATGCGCTGTGCAACTGCGTTGCTGTAAGCGAAGATGCCGGACCCGTTGACGGGAAGGAAATTCAGCAACAGGCCATCAGGCTCTGACGCGCTGTAGAAAGCTCCAAGGCCGCACGATTCAATGCCGGCGCTGACTGCGTTTGTGCTGTTGCGACGGGTCCAGGTCCGAGTGCCAGGCTCGTACACGTCATAAGCACTTACCGCCGCCGAAGGGCCGCTTGTGATTGCAAAGCCCCGACCGACTCCGGGGTGGTAGATCGTGCCGCCAGCGGCAGCAGATTGACCCGTTGACCCCGTGCGCCGGTTGGCCGTGCGGGCATAGCTTGCGGTGTCGAGGTCGAAGTAATGGCCCGACGGAATGCCGCTCGATTCGCCGTTGCCGGTGATGCCGGCGCAGTAGATGACTGCGCCGTTTGTGTTTCCGTGGGCTATTCCAGGCACCCAGAAAATGCCGTAGTAATTATGGGCCACCTCGGGGAATATCTTCCCGGGCTGACGCAGGGCCGGGGTGATGCCGGTGTAGTCCCCTTTCCATTCGCCCCAGTCGCTATCAAGCTGGGCCGCAGGGTAGGCAGCAGCAAGGCCGGCAGGCGTGGTGATGGCGCCAACAAGGCTGAAGCCGTCGCTCGGTATCGGGATCGCCAACCACTTGCAAGAGAGCGTCGCTACGTCCCACGCTTGAGGGGCCGTTGCGCAGTAGGCCACATGGCCGCCGCCGTTGTTGACAGCCTGCCTCGTTGACTGCGCCCAGGCGATACCGCTGAAGTCTGCGTGAGAGGTCCACGGCTTGTTTCCACGGGCGCCAGAGCCGGCCCACGGTGTTCCAGTGCCCCAAGGCTGTGTAGCCGGGTCAATGTTTGACATCGTGGCCGGCAGGCCTGACGGGTGCGCCCCACTTGCGTAGCCAATCTGAGCCATGCTGCCCGCGACAGGAGCGGCCCACCCGGAGGATGCCGGGACGCCGTATTGCACTGCCGACTGTCCGGTGATGATCGCCCCAATGTCCGGGGCCGCGCCAGTGAAGTCGTCGGTAACGCCGGGAATTGTCCGGCCAGCATTGCGCGCAGGGCTTCCAGCCGCAAGCGTTGCGTCTGGTACTGCGGTGTATTCAGTCGTGTAGCTCGCGCCCAGCGTGATAGCAGTCGCAAACGGCTGTAGCGGCAGAATCACGTCGTCGGCAAAACGCGCCGGGTTGCCGGTCTTCGCTGCGGAGAGGGTAGCCCAATTGCCTACCGTGTTTAGCAAGAATCCACGATCCGGGTACCACGCATTATTGCCCCAGGTATCCTCGACCGGGAGCGCACTCCAGTGCATGGCGTTGCCAGCACCCGTGTAATGGAAGATGTTGTTTGTCAGCTCTAGCCCGCGCTGCGTGCCGCCGTTAGGAGTCAGCAGGCCAGCCGCCGTGACCTTCTCCGACATCACGAAGGTATTGGCTTGCACAAGCACTTGGTGGCTGTTCGAGGTCAGCTTGAGCGGGCCGCGCGATGGGTTGACGATGATGTTTTGCACGAAGTAGGTAGGCCCATACGTGCCGTCAGCACTCATCGCATTTCCGCAGTTCTTGACTCTGTTGCGCCATGCGTAGAGGTTGCCTGAACCGTCATCGGCCTCAAGCAGATCGTCGCCCGTTTTAAGCACGTCACAGCGATAGATGCCACTACCAGCACTGAAAAAGATGCCTACTGATGTGTGCACGCGGAAGACGTCACCGTGCCCGCTGATCGTGCAATTCCAGACCGCATTGCCGACGCCTGGGAGCTGGAACGCGCTGTCATTCCAGGTGTTGCCGCCCGTCGTTTCGGACCACGGGTTGTTACCCTGAACAAGTAAATTGTGGAAGTGGAATCGGTCAACCGTGCGAAACGCTTTTGCGCACACGTCGAAGCCTAGGACTTCGCAGTTGCGCACCGTCCAGCCGGTAGGCTTTGCCGTAGCTCCTGACACCTCAAACCACAGGTTTGATGCATCGGGGCCGCTGTCAACGCCTGACCCCTGAAATCGCAATTTCTCGAACACAACCCAGTCTGCAGCCGCGAACATGGCACGGCCAGATGGCGTGCTGATGGTCACATCCCCAAGGGCTGCAGCGCTCACAAAGATGCGCGCAGACTCTGTGCCGCCCTTGCTCCATATGACGTTAGACCATGTGTAAGTCCCGGCAGCCAACCGAAGGTGAACCGCAGTGCCGGACTGGTGCGGCAGGCCTGCAAGCGTGGCCGCAAATGTCGCCGGGGTGCAGTTGTGGGTGACGGCAGGCGCAGCAGGAGCCAGGGCCTGCAGCGTGTGCGTGCCGGTGACGTATTGCACTGGCGCAGACGATGGCGGGTAGATCGCCAAGCGCACATCAAGCACCGTTGCCGCGCTGCTGACCGTTGCAACGCCAAAGGCCATGCCGACAAAGGCGTTACCAACCTTGCCGACAAGATCAGCCGGCAGAGTGCCCAGGTCAGAAAGCCGAATACGCCGCAGGAACGGGCCGTCGCGCCAAGTGCTTGCGCTTGTCAATTTGTGCTGCACTCTAACCAGAGTGCCCTCCGGCACCGTACCTGAAATTGGACAACGCAGTGCAAGGTGTTCAGGTGTCGCGCCGTCAAAGCCAAGCGAGATGGCGAGCTCGGGCGGTGTCGGCAGTGTCGTTGGGATGACGTTTACACCAGTGCCAATGCGAAGCATGGCACCGACAGCGCCTTTTATGGTGATAGGCAGGGCGCGAGCCATGCTTAGACACTCCCCGGCATAGCCACCAGCTCCATCTCATGAATGATCCCGTCATTGCCCTCAAGGTACAGCATGGGAGTCGAGAATTCGTGCTGCACCATTTTCCCGTAATGCATGCCGTTAGCATCAGTAAGCTCGCAGACAGCATCCGATGTAGGGTCGCCCGCGTACCACTTACCGGCATGGGCAACAAGGCCCCTGGCGCGATACGTCGTTGGGCTTGTCGTCCCGCTGTCAAGCTGAAACCAAGTGAGTCTCTTTAGCTCCTTGCTCGCCTTGCCGTCAAAGACTAGGCAGCGATCCGGCAAATGCAGAAGCAAATGCTCATGCGCCCGATACGCTCTCTGCTCTAGATAAACGCCCGACAGTTGCTCCGGCGTGCAGGCCTCTAGCAGCGATTCAACCTCGCTATCACTCACCTTAGACCGTGAGCCGTTAGCCACAAGCCAGACGCCGGTGGATTCGTTACGGGCGCCGCCGACAATAGCGATAAAGTCAGAGTACAGGCACGCGGCATGAGGGCCGACCGCACCGCACTGCACATAAGCCGATGGCACCCGCTGAAGAGGAAAACCATTCCCGCCGATGTTTTGGAACACCTCGGTGCTGTACCTGTTTATCGCGTGCAGTTCATTGCGCAGCTTGATAAGCCCGACGATAGGGTCAGAGTCTGCCTCTGATGATCCGTAACGAAGTGGGTTGACTGAAAACGGGTCCACAAGATCGGTTACCGGCATGTACTCCCCGTCTGTCATGACGAAGTACCCGTCCACCCATTCCACAGCCAGCACCGCCCCAATGTCTCCGTCGGTGACTTGCGCGACGGTAGAACCGTCAAACAGAAACAGTCTGCCGCCCGACGCAATAGCAAGATGCTCAGTTGAGTAGGCGAAGCGGCAATACCAGCCAGGGCCGATGCTCCCCATGTCAACCGCGAGCCCCTGGCCATCCAGCCTGACGAGTCGAGAGCCCATCGCCCGATAGTGGCGCTCTTTCCAGACCACGCCGCCCCTATCAATTCCAGGGCCCTGCGCGTACATCGTCAATCCGTCGCCGGGCCTTAGATAGCCCTCAGACGCGCCGTTTGACTTCGGAACGGGGACAAGGTTACGCGGCATGGCGCGGCGCACATTGGGCGCCCCATCGGCATAGATGCCAGCCAGCAGCGAAACCTGAGTCATCAGGCGATCCGATACCAAGCGGCACCGATGGCCGCAAACCGAAACCGCATGAATCCGTACTGCGCAATACCAGATGGCGCTCCGTAGACATTGGCGCCGTTGCCGTTGAATGTGAGTGCAGTAACCGCCTGGGTGCTGGTGATTAGCACCTCCTGACCATCATTCACGGTGCTTAGAGCCGGGATAATGATGGTCCCTGCAGCGTAAGCAGCTAGCGGGGCCATCTGCAGCCAGACATTCGCACCCGCAACACGCGGAGCAACTGTGATGGCGAAGCCCGACCCGTTGGGCTGCTCATACTGCGATTGCTCGCTTAGCGCCTCTGATGTGCGAGATTGCAGGTACTTGGCAATCAACGACAAAGGCGCCCGACGATCAGCACCATCGCTTTTGTCGCCAACAGGAACCGTGTCAGCAGCTTCAAGCTCGGTTGCCAGCGGCAGGCCTTCAATACTCATGATTGACCCTCTAAAAACTGTAGATGCCCGCCATTCGTGACTGGCAACGTGTCACGCGGCACACCAGACGTAAACGTCCCATGATTGCCGGCTCCAACCGGAACGCCGCCAGGGAAGGCCATAGGCTGCGGTATCGCTGACCTGACGCGCATGGATCGCATAGACGAATCCGCACGCTGCGTTGTCTGCACGCTTAGCGCCTTGCCTTTTCCAGCAGCAAGTCTCACAGCGAGGCCAAGAACAACGGCCTCTATAGCCCACGCCGGGCAGCCGGACTGATCGTCCAGACTGGGGGGCATGTCGCTATTGGCGATAGGCATCCCCAACCGAATGCCCTCTCCGTCCCACGCGCCAAGCATCATGTCCAGACGTTGACTTGCCCAGAGCATCTCGCCCGGAGACAAATCCCACGTCCAACCGGACAGAGCCAGCTCGGCGTAGGCTTGCTCGACGATGGCGCGGCGCGTATAGCTCACTTCGCCTCGGCTTCCATGACGGCGAGTGCGAGGTCTTTGTCGCTCATCGACTTCTTGACCTTCACGCCAACCGCTTTAGCGCGTTGCTCCAACTCCTCGCGGGTGACCTCTGCAACGGATGACGGCTGCTCAAGTGCAACAACCGAAACCATCGGGACCGTTGACCACCCGTCAGAAGCGGATGCGGATTCCTCATCCTCGCCGTCTACTAAGCACGTCTCAAAAGAAACGCCTTCGATAATCAGAGATCCGCCTACTTCTTTGTACCGATACAAACACTTCGGATACTCGACCATTAGCCCACCTCTTTAAAAAAGCCCCCAGCACGAAGCCGGGGGCAATACCTTCACCGGAGGAGATCGGACTTAGATCTGATTGGCAATGATGATCCCGCACTGATCGGGACACAGCACGGTAGTCGCGTAGAGCGTGGTAAAGCGGCAGGTGACTTTGCCGGTGATGTGATTGAAGCCGTAGCTCATGATGAGAGGGACGCCCTGCTTGGTCGTGGCAGTCATCACTTCAACACCTTCACCGGACGGGAAGGCCAGCTTGCCGCGTGCAATCGAAACCGCGCCCTGGACCCAGAATGGATTCACCGGCTTGGTGGCCGTATTCAGGAACGTGATTGCAGCGCCGTTTGCAGCGACCGCGGTCACGTTCTGGTAAGGGCCTGTTGCGATGAGAGCCGGGGTGATGACTACGTTCGCAGTGCCCGCGCCGCTGATGACGCGGAACGTCATTGGCTGACCGGTGTCGCTCTTGTCGTGCATGTGCACAGCGTTGACGTTTGCGATCTGGAAAGCATCGCCGTTCTTGACGTTGGTCAAGTTCGCGCCAGCAACCGTCAGCGTCATGCGACGGTTGTCGGTGGGGACATCGCCGGTCATGGCGGTGACGGTGTGCGACTGAGCGCCAGAAACAGTGATGCCGCTTACCGTGCCAGCAGCCGCCATGTTGAACTGGTTGTCGGTGCGGAACGTTGCGAAGGTGGCAATATCGGGCACCTTGCTGCGCTCGTACGCGTCCTTGCTGCGGTCGCCCATGTACGCTTTGTTGCCCAAGTCCTTGGCGACTGCAAGGTGATCGAACGGATTCAGGAACAATTTTCGGTTGGGGGAAGACGCGCCGCGAGAAATCAGCATCGCCTCAGCCAAAGCGCCATCTTCCCAGGACAGGGCGCCAACCTTCTTGACGACGATGCCTGCTTGACGGGCAACCGTTTCGTAGATGTTTTTATCCACTTCAACAGCCAGCTTGAGTGCCGCAGCCTTGCCGAAGTTGGACTTGATTTCGGGATCGCGCAATTCCTTGGCGTCCAGCTCCCAGATGACGTTATCGGGGGCGCGGAACGAGGTTGGAACAAAGCGTTGGATCACGTCACTGCGTGCGGCAGCCGACAGGTCAAGGCCGGTAACGACCGAGGCCTGATAGTCTTGACGTTGGTAGAACACATCGCCGGCCCGCTGCATGGTCTGACCATCAGTAGGCACGGAATCGCATTCAAGAGACAGGGTGCATTGAGCGTCGTGGCCCAATACGAATTCCTCGAACATGAGTTCAAGGTCTTTACCGAGAGCGTTAGGCATGATGACTCCTTACAAGGATGATTGATGTGACTTACAAACTCAATCTCATCCCGTAAGGCCGGACGGCTGCCTAGCTGCTATTTAGGGCTAGCGATACCCTTGTCAGTATTTTAGGCCTTGGCCTTGGCGTCTGACTTTGCCTTGAGGTATTCCGTAAAGTCGCCCGTCTTCTGCGCCTTTGCGCGCAAATCTTCCAGACGTCCAGTAATTGCCACCCCAGACTTTCCGCCCCCACCGCGTATTGTGGACTCGGGGGGCGGTGGTTTGCGCTGCGGTGCCGTTGCCATACTCAACTCCAATCGTGCAATCTCGGCTGCAAACATCAGCGGATCGCTCAATGCGGCCAGTTTATCAAGCGCTTTTGGACTGGCGCCAAGGGCGGCCACAATTTCGGCGCGCTTACCGGCTACGTGCAACAGAATTCCTTGCTGAGCATGCGTCAGCCGATCATTTACCGCAGCCTCTCTATCTTCAAAGTCGGGCACATACTTAGAAACAACCGCCTTTTGCTGCGCATATGTTGCAAGCGTCTGATTCCACGCCTGGGCCTCTTTGCTAGCCAGCTCGCGTTGCTGTTCTTGTGCCCGCTCGACCTTGGCTTTGTCCTCATGCCACTTATCCAGTGCTTCGGTCAGCTTTTCGGTGTCATAGGCGAATTGCTCAGCCGTGGGCTTTGGCCCTAGCGTTGGAATGGCAGAAGCACGGGCTGCCGTTTCTGCTTGCTCGCGCTCCTTCTTGAGTCGGGCCAGCTCTCGGCTATCGCGCCGCAGCTTTTTGAGCCAGTCTTGCTCATCAGATTGCGACTGCTGCCGTGTCGCTGGCTCCTCGCCTAGCAGCACATAGTCAACCGCCTCTTCTGTCTGCGCGGGATCACCTTCAGTTGCAATGCCTACTTCAGCGCCGGATGATTCAGGCGCCACGTCATCAGTGGCCTGGACATCTTGCTCAACTACTGTTTCCGTCGCTTCTGCCATTTTTTCCCTCTCATGCAATAGGCTGCACGGTTGCCACGATCATCATATTAGCACTACTCTATTGAGTCGGCTACGTTGATAGCGGCTGGCTATTCTGCCGCGCCGCCCGATTCTCGCCTTGCACAGCCTGCGCGACTGCAAGAGCGTGGGCCTTTTGCTCCAGTCCGACACCAGCAAGCGTCTCGATGGTCTTTGCTTCTGATAGCTTGGTATCTGCGACGATCTTGCCCGTCTGCGCCTTTTCTTTGTCGGCGCTAGCAAGCAAATACGCCGCGTTGGGGTCTGGTTGCTTGTTGCGTTGCTCAGCCGTCAGCCAGTCACGATCAGCATCGCTGGGCTCTGTAACGCCCTGGCGGACCATCTTCTTCCGGAAATACTCGTTGACGCCGGCCAGGCCCTCGCCTTCGATGTTTTGCAGCACAGATGCCGTCAATATGCCGTGAGTTTCGGGGTCTGCAGTCAAGCCAAGCAGGCCGGTCAAAGCTCGGACTACTGCGCTGCGCTTGGTGCTAGACGATGGCCCGACTTCTGACGTCACGTCCATATGCGCTTTAGACAGGTCATTTTCGACCTCTAGCGCGCCGTCCTTGCCTACCGTCTTGCGCAGCATCTCGATAGTCGATGCATTGCCAGCCGGGCCTATCATTTTGAGCTTGCGTCCAGGTTCAACGACAGTTGCCTGCTTCATGCTCAGCCACACCTTAGCGGCGCGCTGCATAGCCTTCGCAAAATTGCTGATGTAGATATATGTCTGCATGTCCAGACGCTGCTGAACCAGCTCCACGGCCTTCCCGCTTGTATTAGGCTGTATCTCCTCGGCATTCTGCTGATTACCCAGAACGTCTTGTAAATCGACCTCCGCCATTTGCGCCAAAGCCGCCAGTGCAGGCGGAATCTGCGGTGGTTTCGTGTAGGACGTGGGGCCGGACGTCAGAACCTTGCCGTCAGCATCACGCAAGGTCTGCGCAAGCAGGTAAGGACGATTCTTTACCGGCTGCTCCTCCCACATCGCACGGACATTAGGGTCCGTCATCTGATCCGGGTCAAATATAGGGACTTCCGCGCTTGACTGCGCCGCAATCTCGCCCAGCTTTGAGCGAATCATGTTCATGAGTCGTTGCGGGTCTTTTGCATTGCGCACATGCCCGGCGCAATGCTCTACACCGTCCACGATTGACCTGCGCCCATACACCGGGATGATTGGAATGTGCTGCCCGGCTATCACGCCGGAGTCCTCCAGAATCTCGCCGCCGCTCATCAGATACTTGCTCACCTCTCGCGCTCGGACGCGGCGCACCTTCTTGAGTACAAAGCCCCTGGCTTCAAGGTCACGCTGTAACGAAGAATCATCTTCAATCTGCTCAGCAGTAAGTGACTCTTTGTCGCCCGTCAGGGACTCATAGTCATAGACCTTTGTCTCAGACTCCTCTACCTTGTAATACTCCGCGAGGTAGATGGTGTCTGCAACTTGCCACTGGAATGAGCTTCTTGGCAGCCCTCGCGGCCAGCCGGTGGGGGTCTTGCCGTAGTCTTTCTTGTACTTGGCCAATGTGATCGGCGTAAGCACCCAACACCTTTTGCTATCAGCCTTGTCTTGCCTGCGTGCGTCAGCGTCAAAAAAGACGCATTGGTCCGCGTCGAAAATCGGCTCCAATCGAACAGTCTGCGCCTCGCTTTCAAGATCATCCTCATCTTCGTACTGAGCCCGCAGACGGAAAGCCCCGAATCCACCCTTAACGGCCTCCTCAAAGGCGTTGTCCTTGGCTTCGTCGGCCTGGCTCGCCTCCTCGTCAGCCCGCATCAATCCAGAACACACGTCCGAGAGCCTTGATTCGCTGCCATCCTTAGGCACAAAGAATATCGAAACACGGTTGTTGCGGTACTCATTGATGATGCGCTGAACGCCAAGCGAAACCTTGTTGACCTCAAACTTGAGCTTGTTTTCAAACTGCTCACCGAGGGTTCCCGCCCACTGTTGGCCAGTCACGTCAACAAAAAGGCGGTCTTCTCGACATGCCTTGCGGTCTTCCCAGACAGCATCGTAGGCCCGCCCGAATTCCTCCAGGGCCTCGAAGTGAATAGCAGCCAGCTCGTCCGCCTTGCTGGGTCGCCCAGGTTTTCCGTCTGCCATTGTTTAGGCTCCGACTATCGGGCAATCCGCCCCAATAGCCGCATTCTATGCTTAGCGTCGGGCGTAAGGGGCAGCAGCTGGGCCCGGCAGGACTACCGGGCGACTTTGGGAGCCGGCAGCACGCCTGGCGCCCTCGCAGGCGTATCGAATTGCGTCGATGACGTGATTGTTCTTGTCCTCAAGAATTGGCAACGGCTTGCCTGTGTCCTTGTCCACTACGTAAGCATACGTAGCCAGTTCGTCAATGGCATGACGGCACCGTGGATGGACGACGATCTCGAGGCTTTGCAGCCAGGCTACCCCTTGCTCAACGCTCTTGGCGCCCTTTATTGATGAGGCCATTTTTGGGAAGCCGTGATTTCGCATGTAGCTGATCGTCTCTGGACGAGAGCTATCCGCGATTACTGGCCACCGCTCTACATCGGGCACCGTCATGAATAAATCCGGCAATTTATCTATCTCGCAGCCTATTTGATAGGCCTCATAGTCAATAAATAGCTTTCTACCCTGCAAATAACACCTGATTAAAACAGAAGGGTCTATCGAAAATCCCCAGTCTGCGCCATACCTAAAATGCATTCCATCCGGCGTATAAAACTCCTCGACCCTCCAATTGCTGAAAACCAGAGCATCGCCGGCCTCCCTGTATTCGCCCTGCCACACCCAATTGTATTTAGCCTGCGCCGCCTTCCTTTGCTGCTCGTTACCGCTCTGCGTTGCTCTCCATGCGTGCAGTCGCTCGTCTTCGAGCACCGAGGGAAACCACGGGTTATCTGACCAATTGGCGGCCACAACAATACTTTTCTGCGGCACATTTGCGCCACGAAAAAGCTCGTCCACGGCATCTGTGCGCTTGTCGGGATTCCAGCTAAACCATATTTCCGAGATCTGCGGCGCGCCGTTAAATATCCACTCATCGCGGATTGTCGGCCTCAATATATCTAGGCTATGGCTGCTCAGGCTGTGCGCCTCTTCAACCCATGCCCGCCTAAATCTGGCCAAAGACTTTATATTGTCTGCGTTGAAATTCTGCATACCGTCAAAAATGGTAATTCCACCATTCTTGGACAAAATGCGCTTGTCTTGCACATCAAAGTAGGCGCCAGCGTTCATGTCATCTATCGCCGCCACAAGCTCACGCTTCACCGAGAACTCGACGCTTTTTTGTATCTCTCGCAGGCAAATTGCATCAAGCGGCTGCTCTATCTGCTCCTCGATAAGAAGGCCAGCAAAAAACCGAGACTTGCCGCTACCGCGACCGCCCCAAGCTGCTTTGTAGCGCGACGGAGCAAGAAGCGGCGCAAATACCCTGGCCGTAGGAATGCTGCGGACACTCACACTTTTTTAGCCGGATCAACGATACGACGCTCCATTGCCGTGATGCTTTCGCCTACTTCATGCTTGCGCGTCTCTTTTGTCGAGTAATCGGGAGCAATAGCAGAAGCGCGCCAGCGGTAATGATGCGCAAGCTCTTTTGCCTTCGCAAGCTCGAACCCGTTGCCAGCCGCACGGATCACATGCTCGCCCTCCTCCTCCCAATGCACGGCTGCCATCTCTCTAGCAGACCTCACGCGCGCGGACCGTTCGGCCTTCGCGGCAATCCACCCAGAAAGAGAGCCCTTGGATATGCCGATTTCCTCAGCTATCGCGCTCATCGTCCGCCCGTCAGCGATCTGCAGACAGACTATTTCCAGCCTTTTTGCCTCTTCCTCTTCCGACGTTACAAATGCCATATATGAATCCTATCACTTACTCCGATCCAATGGATTTTGCATATCTCTTGCCGTTTGCATCGCAGACTGAGCATGTGAGTTCCTTCACGCGCTCAATATGCGCAGCTTCTGCCACTGTCGGCGCCTTCTTGTTTTTACTTTGCATGCTTCTGGCTTGGTTCAAGTCACTCATTTGCACCTTTCTGCGCGGGCTGTTGTTGCCCGCTGAAACTATCGTTGGGCGTCTTAGGCGGCGCTACCTTGTTGATTCTCAGATTCGGCCTGCTTCATCAGCACCGACACCACAGCGCCCAGTTTTCCAGCGCTTCGTGTGTGGCTTGTTGGTGTTCTGGTACTGCTGATAGGTCTGTCAAGCTCGCTCCTTTGCCATGCGCTCTATCACTGCGCCCAATAAATCAACCTCGCTCATGCAAAGCTGGCTAAGCCATCCCTTTGTGCCATGCACCCCGCGCGGCCCTTGATGGCAGGCCCAGCACAGAGGCAGCGTTAAGAAGTCGTTGCGGGCTAGCCTGCCCTCGCGTATGTGATGCACGTTTGTGGGCGTTTCCTGTTCCAGCCCCAGCAGTTCGCAGCAGATGCACGGCATGCCCGCGATACGCCCCATGTGCGCGCTGCCGGCCCTGGTTGCAGGTGTTGCGCGCTTCACTGCAGGCCCTTCATCGTCTTAACCAGCGTCAAAGCCCCATCCACATCCGTAATCGTCGCCACAGTGCCCCCGTTCCACCCGGCCATGAATGCCACCTGCAGCGGTGTATAGCTGGCCGCCTTTGGGGCACGCTTGCCGACTAGCCGCTTAACCTCGACTAGCGCGGTTTTCCCGGCCACTCCAACAAGCAAATCCACAGGCAACCCAATCACCCACACAGAAGCCCCCACGCTGCGCAGCGCCGAAACAATGTCAGCCTGGTTGCCGTCAACCTTAGCCGCGTACCTCATTTATCGCCCTTTATCTGCGCTGGAATAACGCCCGCCCGCTTCTGTTCGCGCGATGGCTCAGGCCTAGGCTGGCGCCAGTTCGGCCACTTGCACTTGTTGGCTAGGTGCCCAATGCGGCCACACTTGCAGCACTCTTTTGCGCTCATGCCGCCACCTCATGCAAAGCCATAAAAGCCTGTGCGTACTCGATCAAGCTGCTGGATCGTTTGACGCTCATCAGCGCTGTGGATTCCCTGATGTTCACGAACTCGCCTTCAAGCCCGGGAACGATTTCAGCGCCCTGCTTTGTCGCCACAGAATGCCCGCTAACTAGGAGCACTTTCCACTGCTCTGCCGTCCTAGCTTGCCCAGCCCAGTGAATGCCCGCCTTTGCCAAGTCGCTGCAAATGGCGTGAAACTTTGCGTTTTGGTCGCCGTTGCGCGTTGGCGGCTCGACACGCACAACCCAGCCATCAGGCGCCACACCAGCGATAAACAGCACGGCGCTTTTTCGTACAGCGTCGTTTGCAAGTATGAAACGGCGTTTTTCGCTCATCGCGCCACATCCCCCAAAACGTCAGGCCCATCCCGGGAATCGTCCACGCCGGCCTCATCCTTGCGCCGCGCCCATTCCTCTGCCGCGCGGTTGATGTTTTCCTGTTTGATGTGCTCAGGGTTGCGACACCATGGCAGGCCGCAATACTTGCCGGGAGTCTTTGGTGTGCAGTCACACATGGCCTTGCCCCTTTTCGCCGCCGTCTTGCGGCTCTGCGTGCTGGCCTGCGTCCACTTGCGCCATCAGCGCAGACAGCGCACGCAAAGTCAGCGCCGCCTTTTCCGGGTTAACCGGCATGTTGATGTTCAATCGCCCACGCTCGCCGGCCAGCTTTTCGCGCCTTACGCAACGCTCAGCCCACCACTGTCCCCACCCCCAACCAGCGGCGAAGAACAACGCGGCATAAATCACCAAGCTCGACAGAATGCTGCCGCTCATGCTGGCGCGCCCATGCTGCGGATTGCCTCAAGTTGCGCTCGCTGCGGATAGCTCAGCTTGCCGCCGCGCGCCACGATGGCCTCCAACCGCTGCGCGCACTCCTCACCCGGGCTAAGGCGCGTGGCAGGTTTGGCCGCTTCTATGCGCTTCACCACCGTGGCCGCAAAGTCTGGATCTGGCTTGCTGACAGGTGCAGGCAGTGCAACGTGTTCAGGCGGCTTCTGCAGGCACAGCTTTAGGAATTGATCGCTGTTCGGCGGGAAGTCGCTGGGCAGGTGCTGCAAAGCGTAGGCGATGGCGTGCGGGTTGCGGTCAAAGACGTTCTGAAGCTGCTCTTGCCAATCGGCCTTGATTGCGGCGCCGTCTACGCCGTCCCACTTGCGCAGCCACGCATCGCCATAGCGAACGTGCAAGCGGCTGAACAGGACTTCAACCCAGCGCGGGAAGTTGGCTTGTGTCTGCATCGATGTACTCCGATTGGCGCCCACGGCGCACGTTGAGAATCCCGCCTGAAAGCTCTATTGCGCGGTCAATCGCCGCCTTCTGGCGCGGCGTTTCGTGCTGCACCAGCGACACGGGCGGCGGCTCGTTCAGCCACTGCTGGCCGTTAAGCCACGTTGCGGGGTTTGGGATGTACTGCCCGCCGTCCTTGACCCACTTGGGCCATGTCTTCTGCCGTGCAACGGCTTG